TATATGCTGTCTTGGGATCATTTGCTGAGTATGATATAGCATATCCTTCGTCTGATACACTCACTTTATATGATGTGTAAGGACCTACAGGTAAATCCACTGATGGTAGTGGTGCTTCTTTTTCTCTTGTAGCAATATATCCTATCATACCAAGGTGTGAGACAGCGAATAGACTGCCTACTACACCAAATGATATCCACTTCCACTTATTCATGGCATTGGTGGGGTGAAACTATTACCTATTGCTTCTGGTTTGCTAGTAGGTGGTGACTGTGCAGGACCTGTTAGTTTAGGCATTGATCCACCTAGCATATCTGGAACTGCATCACCTACAGCATTCATAACCTTTGATTGGATTCCTTCTACGATGGCATCCTTTTGTGTATATAGATATATACCACCGCCAACAACGGTAAGAGATACAACGCTAGACGCAATAGCAAGTACATTGATAATTTTTTGCATGATGTTTATTTGTCAGGGACGATTTTAACAGGACCTGATTCGATCCTTATTGTTTGTGCAGGTGCAGTTTCTGATGCCTTAGCAATAAGAAACTCCATATCCTTTTTGGATATGTTTGCATCTCCACTGCCATCACCTTTCTTTTTCTTACCTGCTGCTTGGACGCCAAAAGTAGCTAGCGTGCCTGTGAACACCGAAGCTATGAAAGTTGGATCCAGTTTTTGTTCTGGTATTTTAAATGACTCTGGTAACTTAACGTATGCCAAAGTTAGAATTCCTGCTGACCATATTAGCACTGACAACCTCACGAAAGTAGAGAGGATTGCAAGTTGCTCGTCTTTGTCCTCAGCAGCATCTTTTAGTTTACCGATTAAACCTTTTGGTTTCTCTTCGATCTTTTTTGTTTCTGCCATAATTTTAGTGCTCTACATTATTATCTATACAATAAAGATTTCCGCTTATTGAGATGCGTGTATTGTCTGTTGTATAGAATGGATTGACTCCATGATTGAGTCTGGCGGGAAAGAATGCTATCTTCCATTCCCAAGATTTATCTATATGTAAGTATCTTGTATCTAGTCCTCCTAATGCTGTATTATACTGAAACATAAAAGATGCAGTTTCATTTTCATTTGCAACATATCGTGCTCTCTCTTTTTCTAAATCATATGGTATTTGAACCCAGATTACAAAGGAGAATATTCCACTGTGTATATGTAGAGGATTGAAATCATATTTCTTTTGATAGTTTACCCATAGTCTTTGTAGTTTAAAATCAGATGTTTCAATATCTCTCATGGTCTCTGCTACACCCATAGCAGGTTGAAAACCAAACTGTTTGATGTATTCGTATGAAAGACAACGAGTGAATGCACTAATCTCTTTAGTCAAAGGTAACGTCCACTCTTCTTGTAAGTGACCCCTTAGACTTGTCCTAGCATCTGTATCAGAGTTCTTCACTAATGAATCCATACTACCTCGCAGTTCTGCTGCTACAGCAGATGGAACCTCTGCTGTTAGGTATCCAGGTGAGTTCAACCAATGAACATCATATGAAAAATTGCTCATTCTGTAGTGCGTTTCTTTCCTATATTATATTTTGATTCTAGTGTCCACTCACCCTTCTCTTTAAATGCTATAACTTTGATTTGACTTAAAGGTGCGACTTCTTTTATATCAGTTTCTTTTACGATCTCTACAAGACCCCAATCAGATAGTAGTTTAATAATTCTATTTCTTCTTTGTACATCATTGTCTGATAGGTTTGCTTTCTTTCCGTCTAATGCAAATAGTTCTTTAAAATGTACAATGTAGTATTGTCCTTTCTTATGGAGGATATGACATGACTGAAAAAGTTTTCTCTCTTTACGAGATGCAACTCCTATGCGAGTAAGTGTTTCACGAACTTTCAAAAAATCATCAGGTTCTTTGAGGTTCACTTCAATCATATTATCTTTAGTCCATTCAACTTCATTCATCTTCTCTTACCCCCTTTGTTCAGTTTGGATTTAATGTAGTCTAGTTGTGTAGGAGATAGGATGCGTAATGCTTGCTTTGCCTTTTCATTACTATAACCATAGTATTCTTTGACAACATCAAGATCTTTCACCTTATCCTGCTTGCCCCAAGGAGAAAATCTTTTCCTAGGTCTGACTATATGTATATAAAAATCATACTGTAAACGCTTATCAATCTCAGGGTGCATATTCATTTCATTGGCATACAATACAGTATCCATATGATGTGACATGCACTTATTGATTATGTAAGGGGGATAGTTCTTTTCCCAACCAGGATCTTCAGTTTGAAATACAGATTTCTTATCAAGGTTGATAGAGTTTAGGTATGCTGAGAGAGGATACCGATCATCATATGCCATAATTTAGTAGTAAGAGTTCTTTACGTTTTTCTTGTTCTTTATTATATTCACCCACTGATCTCATTGTATATGTGTGATCGTATTCTTGCACCTGCCACCCTTTGAATCTTTCCTTTATTAACTTATCTGAGTTGTATGAAACCATCTGGTCACAATCACATGCTGCACACTTACGATAGAATCTATCATGATCAAACCCTTTGTGCATATCTCCCCTATGTCCGTAAAGATTGTCCTTTATAGCATAAGGAGGATCTAAGTATATGAATGCATGAGGATCATCGGTCATTATCTTTTCAAAGGTAAAGTTTGTTATGTGCCATTTCTTAATCAGTAGTGAATAGTATGGAAGATTATCAATACCTTTTAATGAAAAGTTTTGATCTGATGCTTGCTTACTAAATGATGAGTTCTCTGTCAATCCACTAAATGAACATTTGTTTACGACATAGAATGCTACTGCCTTGTGAAATGGTTCACTGTCCCACTCACTCTTTTGAAGATACTCCTTTGAGTCAAGAAAAAGATTTCTAGCAGAAGAAGGATCTGGATATTTTTGTTTTAATTGAACTAACTCATTCCTGAGTTTATCCCCAGACAACTGCAGTTGTCTCCAAAAAGTATATAATGGTTCATACAAATCATTTACCCAGATATCCAAATGAGGATACATCTGTGTAATGTATATTGCTACAGATCCACCACCTAAAAAAGGTTCGCGAAACTCTGTATACTCATTAAAACTAGGGAAGTATTGTGCCATCTTCTTAACAGCACGAGACTTGCCACCAGGATATCTAAGAGGTGTTTTAAGATTCATTTAGGAATACAATACCAGGAGGATAGTCTCTAAAATCTCCTGATGGAGGAGGAACTATTCGTTCGTATGTACCGTTATCTCTTGGATAGTTATCAATCAATGCTTCTACTGCTGTATCAAACCATCTGTTCATGGACTTTGCCATAGCACGATAGGAAGTTCCGAGGTATAGTTGACCTGCAACAACAGATAGAGTTGCGGTTCCCCAGAACATATAATAAAACCTAGATTTTACTTGTGCTCTTACTTTGTCACGTTTAGTCATCATGATCATCCCATGGGTCAGTTAAATCCTTATTAGAAAAGAATCCTCTTATTATACCATAAGTTGTTAATATTGCAAATGCTCCTATGATTATTGCAACAAACTGCCCTGTCTGTCCTAGACCTGCAAAGTTACC